CGTGGAGTTGCTCCCGCTGATTAGCACGATCGCGCCGGCGGTGAGCCCGTGCGGGATCGCCGTCGAAATGACAGCCGGGTTGCCGGCCGTGATTCCCGAGATCACCATGGGCGATTGGCTCGGATCGGTGGTGTAGTCGATCGCGGCGCCCTCGGCTTGGGTATTCCAATCCGCCGTACGGCTCGAGGGCGCCTGTACGAGCGCGCCCGAGCTCACGGCGCCCGAGATTTGGTACCCGACATTGGCGCGCGTCAGATTGCCGTTTTTGGCGAGCACCTCGTAATTGACCGTGAGCGCGCCGGCCGCGGAGATCAGGAGCCCGGCCGCCGGCGAAAACGTGAGCGTGCGGTAACTCGAGGGCGCCGCGCGGAGGGCCTCGTGGATCCCGTTGGCCGCGGTATCGAAATACGCGCCGGTTTGCGTGATCGTCACGGCGCGGAGGCCGGTGGGCGTGTGCTCCTCCCACCGATCGCCGAGCCCGTCCGTTTTTTCCTGTTTCACGCCGATCTTGTACGCAAACGCTTGCACTTTCGCCGGGAGCAAATCGTACCCGTCGATCGTGAGGAGGGCAAACCCGCTCGAGCCTGTTCTAGCCATGATCGCCTCCCGAGCCCGGCCGCGGCGGCGCGGGGGTTTCGTGCACGGGCCGAATTTTCCCGCTCGCGAGGAGCGCCGGGAGGCTCTCGGCCGGGATCCGCTCGCATGTCTCGCCGGCGTCGGCGAGCGTGTGATCGGCGGCGTTACTGAGCCGGCGCACGGCCACAAATTCGCGGCCCGTCATACCGTCCGCTCCTCGAATTCGTGGCCGCACGTCTGACAGACATCGTGGATCGCCCGGCCGAAACCCGCCGAGGGGATCCGTTTCTCGGGCCCGGCGCCACAACGGGGGCAGGGCGGGCGGCTCGCGCCGGCCGCGCGGCCGATCGGCGCGCCGTACGCGTCCACGAGCCCGGGCCGCTCGGGCGCGGAGCTCGGCGCCGGCCCACTCGAGGGCCCGCCAGGCCGCTCGGGCCCACTCACGCGCGCTCCTCAACATACGGCCGGCCCATCACCACGAGCTCACGTACTTTGGTGCCATTGAGCACCTCAAAGGGGAGGAGCACCACGCGATCGTGGGCGGTGTACGGGTTGTCCCACTCCACCATGGGGAGCCGGATATGGCGGAGGAGCCGCACCACCTCACGCGCGATCCGTTGCGCCTCGGCCATGCCGGGCGCCCTCGAGAACACGTGCACCCGGAGATCGAGCTCGAGGAGCCAGGGGCCCGGCCCGAGGCCCGAGCGGTTGGATTCCGAGCCCACCTCGTACCAGACAAACGGAAAGGTTTGCTCCTCGCCCTCCTCGATCACGGGATTATCCGTGACACGGCGCGCGCCGGCGCCCTCGGGTGGCGGCGCCAGGAGGCTCGGCACATTGAGCGCGCGGAAAACCGCCTCGCTCACGGGTTGGAGGGCGGAATCCATTACTCCACCACCTCGCCCACCTCGAGTACGAGGAGCCGGCGCGGGTGGCTCGGGTGCGGGAGCACGCCGTGGATCTCGAGCATCCGGGCCTCGGGCGCGCGGTACGGGCGCCACTCGAGGCGCATATCGGCCTCGAGATCGGGCCGATAGGGCGTCACGGCCCGATAGGCCACGGTCGAGCCGATCGCCTCGGCGTGCAGTTGATCGGCCGCGGAGAGCGGGATCATGGCGGCCCACGCGGATCCGATCGCGCGCCAGGCGCCCGATCCCCCCCCTTGGGCATCAGTCAAAAAGAGCACGGTGGGCGCGCCGCCGGCCGGCGTGGCCGTGGCCGGATCGATCGGATACGAGAATTGCTCGGGCGTGCTCACGATGATCTGACGGTTGCTCACGTTGTAGGCCGCCGGCGTGGCGCCGCTCACCGTCACGTAATCGCCGGTGGCGAGCCCGTGCGGCGCCGCGGTGGTGCCGACTGCGCGCGAGGCCACGGTTTCGAGGAGCACCACGGCGAGCGGTTGGGGATCGTCACTCCAAAAGGTGATCCGCTCCGTGAGATCGCCGAGGGCCTCGCCGTTGGGTGGCATGGCCTAGATCATCCCGGGAATGACGTAGGGCGCGATCAAGGCGTCGTACGCGGTGGTGGTGGCCTCCTCGGCCCGCGGCACGCGCCAGAGCTCGAGGAGGAGCGCGATCGCTTGCACGGCCCACCCGGGCGCCGGAGTCTCGCCGGCCACGAGATCCACCTCGAGCGCGCCGAGCGGCCGTACGCCGGCCGCCGGCCACCACGAGGCCGCGCTCACGGCGCCGAGCGCCAGGCGCGGCGGCTCGCTCGTATCGATCACGTATTCGGAGGCCGGGATCACCACGGCCACGCCGGCGGCGTCCACCACGCGGATCGCCTCCACGGTGAGCACGGGCCCGCGCGGGAGCGTGAGCACGCCGGCGGCCGGGATTGCGTCATACGTGACCGTGTACGCGGCCTCGGCAATCCAGCGGCCCGTATCGCGCTCCACGGTTTCGCGGGCCGCGGTGACTTGCTGCGCGATCCATGCATCCTGAAAGGGATCGTCCACCCGGAGCACAATTTTCGCGAGCTCGAGCGAGAGCGGCTCGGCCACGGGCGGCGTGCGGAGGGCGATCGCAAAATGAGGCGTGCACCCGCCGGCGAGGCCCGGCGGATATGTGATCGTGAGGGCCATGGGCGGCCCTAGCGGCCTCGGCCGCGGGGAGTGGGTGGCCGGCCCGGCCCGCGGCCACTGGCCGCCTTGGGCGGCCGGCCGGGCCCTCGGCGCGGCGCCGCCGGGAGGGCGCGCGCGCGTTGCGTGGTGCGGGCCGGCGCCTCGCGCGCGCGCGGCCGTGCGGCGGGCGAAGGCGCCAGCACGGGCGCGAGCTCGGCGAGGCCGCCGGCGATCCACTCCTCGGCTTGCCAGGTCCGTACGATCACCTCGGCGCCCGGCTCGAGGCCGAGCGCCCGGTGCTCACGGAGGAGCCGCACCCGCTGTGATTCAATCGCCATGGTAGAGGCCGGCCCGGGCGCGTCGGGTTACGCGAGTACCGTCACCTCGCCAAAGGCCGAGGGCCGATAGACGGCGAGCGCGAGGCGCTCCTCGGCGCGGATCGCGACAATGTTCTTGACGAAGTAATCCGCGTGCGAATTCGTGGCCTCCACGCGGATCCCGCCCTTGCGGAAAATCTGCGCGGCGGCGCGGTACGCGCCCACGAGGCCCACGGTGATCGGCATACGCGGTGTCACCACCACGGGTAATCCCCACAGCATGGGCGCCGGCGAGGGCGAGAACGGCCCGAGGCCCATATAGCGGCCTTGGGCATCCTTCGAGAGTTGGATGACCTGCCAGTTGGCCGGGTTGAGCACGATCCCATCGGGCATGAAACCCGACAGATTGAAAATCGCCATGATCTGGCGATAGATCGCGTCCGCGTTGCTTTCCTTGGGCGTGGATACGTCATCACGTACCACGTCGGGCGCCAGGCCGGCGCGGTTGCGGATCCCCACGATATCGGGCGGCGTGGCCGTGCCGTTGAGGAGTTGATCCTCCTCGGCGAGCATCACGCCGTAGCGGAGCCGGGAATCGATGTACGAGCGGATCTGCGAGGCATCCTCGAGGAGCTCCTCGGTCACGGGGAGCCAGTGCGCGATTTTCCGCACGGGATCGGAGGCCACGGAGAGCACGATCGTCGATTCCGGCTTGGCGGCGCCCTCGGCCACGGTATCCGCGGCGTTGGTCATGGAATCCTCACGCATGTACGTGACCATGTTGCCGTCGGTGGTGCCGGGCGCGATCAGATCGGCCACCACGGGCCGCACCATCGGGAGCGGATAGATCCCGGGTTGGAAATCGGGCAGATTGAGCACGGGCGGCCCGGTTTCGCTGAGGGTGGCGCCGTGGATCGCGGGATCGTGGAGTTCCACGGCCGGCGAATTCCACGAGGATCCACGCATCTTGGACGTTTTGCGGAGCCAGTCGTACGCCTCGGAGGCCACAAATTGGGCGCCGAGCGAGGCGCGGAGGGCCGGCGGGGCGCCGTGCTCCACGGGCGCGGGTGCACCCGGGCGCGCCAGGCCGAGCGCGGCGATTTGCGCGGCGAGATCCTGATCGCCTTTCGCGCGATCGATCGTGGCCTTGATCGCTTCGGACTCGGCCACGAGGCCCTCCACCTCGCGCCGCTCCTCGGCCGTAATGAGGCGTCCGGTGATCGTTCCACCGTGGCCGTCTGGTTCCGTGTGGGCGGCGGCGGCGTGCGTGTATTTCTCGAGGAGGCCGCGGGCGGTTGCCAATTTTGCGGCTCGGTCGCGCTCGAGGGCGGCGATATTCATAGGGATACTCCAAGGTGAGCGGCCATCAGGGCGCGATACGTGGCATTGCACGCCACGGCCTCGGCGCCGGCGAGGCGTGGAACAGTAGCGAGCGGCGGCGCCGTACGCGCCTCGAGGCGCGCGATCGTGGCGTCGAAGGTGGCG